CCTCTAGATGAGACACCTAGTTTAATGCCTTCATCAAGTAAAGATTTTGCAATCTTACCCATTGGAGTTTCTAGGAGTTTTGCTTTCCCAATGAAATTATTTCCTTCACGAGTGAGTGAAACGATTTTGTGGGAAACTCTATCTAAATTAATAGTTGGACCATCTGGATGACCCAACTCACCAAGTGCCCTCCCAGTATTAACGAAGGACTCATTATATTTATTAACTTCACGTTCTAGGATATTTACATCGTAATATCTACGATTACGATTTTGCATATTACCTTGGAGGAAGATACCTTCAATGAAGTAGTTCTTCCCACCATCTTCTTTGGCTTCGCAAATTAATTTGACTTCTTCAATACTTTCTGAAATTAGTTTCATTCTTCTTCCTCTTGTGATGAGAACCAGTTTTGTGCCACTTCAACACGCTTACTTTGAATTGCTTCAATTGACAATGCTTTCATAGCATTAGAAACCAATTCAAGTGTTTCTGCTTTATCATCATTGTAAAGTGAATTTACAATATCGTAACCATGCCCAGACATAAATTTCTCCTATAATAAACTATTTAGATAAAATTAAAATTCTCCACGTTTATAATCCTGTTGATCTGGTCCAGGTGGCATCTGCTGCTGTGGTTGTCCACCCATTGGAGATCCCATAGGTTGCCCTGGCATACCACCACCCATCATTGCCATTGGATCATTCATCATTGCTGGATCTGGAATAATTCCATCTGCAATTTCTTGCTCCATTTGTTGATCTATTTCTTGAATCTCTGTTTCTGTCTGCTTCAGAATTTGACGACGAATATAATCAACAGAGAAATATTTACCAACATACACATCCATTTGATTAACCAGCCCAAGTCTTTCATTGAGCATTTCATTTTCTTTAAGTTCTGAGAAGTGATTATCCGCAACATAACTAAATTGGATATGCTCCTTCATCTGGTCCCAATCTTCAATGCTACATACACCCTTGAGAATGCATTGTGTTTTTAGTAGATCTAGGAATAAATCACTGAACTTTTTACGCAGACGAGTAATAAACTTTTGGAATTTAATCTCGTCTCGATTAATTTCAGCAGAACGTCCAATATTAAATGTACTTTCAGACTCTAGACGTGATTCTGGAACATTCAATGAACGATATAACTTACGTTGGAAATACTTAACATCCTCAAGTTCTCCAAGATTCTGACCACCAGGGAGAGTTGTAATCTCAGTTCCTCTGCCACCTTCTCTACGAGGTAACCAGAAGTCCTCAAGCATACTCATGAACTTACGATCATCTTTGATCTCACCAGTTGATGCGTCATATACAAGTTTATTGCGATAACGTGACATTACCTCACGCAAATACTGTTCTGCTTTTTGCTTAGGTAGATTTCCAACATCAATATAAAAGATTCTTCTTTCTGGTGCACGTGACAAACGGTAAATAACCAGAGAATCTTCAATCATTCTTAATTGGTTAAGTGCTTTAATTGCCTTATGCATATAACCAAGAACCATATTTCGGTTCATGTCGAGTAGACCAGAATGTGCATAACAGATTGCATCTGGTGCTACTCTGATACCAGAAGTGTCATATCCACGCAGACCTTTCTCGTTGTAAACATAGTATTCTACTGATTTACGTGTAATTGCCTCATCAGTAATTGAACCAGCAACTGATCTTTCCTTTGGTTGTTCAAATTCAATTACTTTACGAATTTTACGAGGATCAATATAACGTAACTCCATAATCCCTTCATTGGGATTCTTTAGATCAATAACTTTATGATAGAATAGTCTCCCATCAATATACCAACGACGGAAGATATCATAAGATTTCTTATCAAAATCAAGTAATTCTAGAATATTATGAAACTCTTCTCTAATTCTTTTCTTTAAATTATCAGATACCTTTAAATTTGATAATTCAACTTCAACTGGAACATCATCCATACCACCGTTGATTGCTTCATTAACAATATCATCGACGGCAGAATCACACTCTGGATGTAGTGACATATCACGATAACGCATAATGAGTTCCCACTCATTCTTTACATATCCATCAATATCTACATATTGACCAAAATAGCCACCTCCTACAACAGGGGTGGCTGCATCATCCGAATAGGGTTGAACAAAGGAGGTTCCTTGTGGACCTCCCTTTGCCCTCTCTAGACTATATCCAAATAGACGGGATTGTTGCGTCATAATCTAAGGATGCTCCAGTACTTCTACTGGATTATTTATCCTACTTCTGATCTAGGGATTCTGCTTCAGAGTCATTCTTCTGAGTCCAGTACTGAACTTGGAACTCAACAGTGTACTCTTCGATTGAATCATTGGATTCCCATGCAAGATCAATAGCACTTACATTAGTTGGGAATACACCCTGGAACTCATAAGAACGAAGTACATCACCTTGTCTACCGAGTTGTCTTACGGTTGCTGAGGTTTGGTAATCACTGATCTTGGTGTAATCAGAATAGTTCTCATTCTGGTATTGAATCTTGGAAATCCAAAGTTCAAAATATGAACGAAGTTGGAACTTCGCATCGTTCATAACAGTAACAGTCCAAGGTTCGAAGGTTCTGTCACCTGCGATTTTGAGGGTACGACCACGGAAAGGAACCTCAATAACACCAACAGTTGATGCTGGAAGGTTTGCTGCTTTTACTAATACCAGTGATCTCTTTTTGAGGTCACTGGTAGCAGACCCCTGAGTGGTTGAACCAGTTAGTGAAGCTGGGAAATTCAACTCCACCTGGAACAAATTAGGACGAGCAAAATCCGAATCTACATAAGATCTGAATGTATCAATACTTGCTCTAGACTTACTTGCCATTTTGAATTGTCTCCTTTATTTTAAGTATTTATAAATCAGCTGACAATTTCAGCAAAGGTTGTACCTGTTCTGGTAGCAACGAATGTCAGTGTAATGAAGTTGATAGAACGTGTTGGCTTCACGTAAATCTCAGCATAGAACTCACCACGATCAATTGCTTCAGGTGGGTTATTTGTGCTGTCACAAACAACTAGGAAGTCAACGATACCTCTACGACCTTGTACTTGACGGAGATATGGTTCAATGATATTCTTGAAGGATGAACGAGTGATTTCATCATTTAGTTCAAAGAGTTGTTGCTTTGCTGCATCTGAGATTGTTCTCTCAATTGCAAGGAATAGACGACGAACGTTAATTCTGTCGAATGCAGACTGATAACCTAGAGCAGTTTTATCACCAAAAAGTACAATACCTTGACCTGGGAAATTAACGATTGGGTTAATTCTGTTAGCATAGAGTTTGTCTCTTTGATCCTTCAGTGGTGAGAAAGCAAGTTTGATTGCATTTTTTAGATTACCTCTGTTTAGACCAGCAGGTGAATACCATGGCTCTTGATTGATGGTTGTCTGTAGGCAGAGACCAGCAATGTCAGCATTACATGGAACATAACGGTAAGTATCGTTGTACTTATCGTAGATGTACTTATAGTTGCTATCAAAGACAGTATATGATGAAGACTGTAGTAAGTTGAAGAATACAACTTGTCTATCTACAATTACATTTGGATCAACTTGACCGATTACATCTCCTCTAATTGGTGAGATGAATGCAATACAATCCTTACGGGTGTTTGCGATATCGATTAGTTTCTGTGCCTTAGCAATGCTATCTTGGAAGTTGCCGAATGAAGGACCCATTAGTAGGTAATCAACCTTAACGGTTTCTTGGTCTGCAACTAGATCGTATGCTGAAAGAACTTGATCTCTTGATACTGAGTAACCATCTGCACCACCAGAGAATAGATACTGGACAGTTGCATTATTCTTAGTATTGATGATTGTTTCACCTAGTCCATTGATGAATGATGCAGAAGACTTAAGAAGGTCAAATGCTCTGTTGATTCCACCATTACCGATTGAACCATTTGCACTGTCATCAACATCATAAATTTCATTGAGTTCATGTGAACCCCAGTATAGATACTGTGAATTTGCCTTGATTACATCTTTGTAATAGTTGTTCTCACCCTGAGGACCCTTAGCATTACTTGCCTTAGATACGAATAGGAACTTCTCTAGGAGTGAACCAGGAGTACCAGTAATTTTACCATCAGCATCTAGAACAAGAATGTGCATTTCATCATTCTTACCACCTCTTTCTGAGATGTACTGTGAAGTTGATGGACGTGGAGCAACATTGATCCACTTTTGACCGTCACCATACTCACGATCTTCATACTCAGATCTTACACCTAGAATTGATACTGTTCTTGATTCTTGATCTTCTACTGATTGTCCTTGTTGGAATTGTGCTTGTGAAGTTAGATAAACATAAAGTCTTCTCTCAACAGACTCAATTGTTCCAGCACCTGCGGTTCCAGTTAATGTCTGTGATGCTTGGAAGTATGTTGTTGAAGCACCAACTGCAACTTCAATTAATCTACGACCTGGATCGTATGCAACAACAGTACCAGTTACTGTTCCATTTGATGCTGATACAGTGTCACCAACATTGAACTTACCAGTAAGACCAGTTGCTGCCAGTCTGAGTAGTAATGAATAATGATAGACTTGTCCTGCAACTCCAGCATTTGGGAATTCAACTGCATCACCTGAACTGAAATCCCATTCAGTACCTGAATTTGGTGATGCGAGATTTAGTACTTGATCTGCACCAGCATCAGTCATTACCAGTTTGACTGAATTACCATAAGTACCAGGTGTACGTGCAGCCCAGTTCCATGGATTTGATGCACCCTCAACAGTAGTCTCATAGAAATTGAGATTCTTGATTAGTGGGGGATTTACACCAGTTGTAGTTGTTTCGTTGATATTAGTAGCATCGATTGTTACTAGAACCTTAGTTACGTCAACACCATCATTGTGTTGAGTTGCTGTTGTTCCTAGTTGACCTCTAGTTACTGTCAGATTATCACCTGAGATTGCAGTAACTTGAAGGATCTCATTATCGATTAGGATATAACCGTTAATTGCAATACTTAGTTGTGCTGCGTTCTGTACAGTCAGAGTAGCATCTGATGCACTGAAGGTTGCACCTTCATCGATGATTGATTGATTTGCTAGTTGTGGTTCGATTAGAGTTACTGGTCTTCCTGCTGAGTGTGATACAGCAGCAGTTGCTAACTGTCCTCTTAGAACAGTAACATCGTTACCATTAACTGCAGTTACTTCTAGAATTTCATCATCAACTTTTAGGTAGTCACCTACGTTGAAGTTTAGTGATGAAACGACCGTTACTACGGTATCGTTTGCAGTTAGGTTTGCTGTTACTGTTTGTGCCTTGTCGATAGCATTCTTTAATGAAGCACTGGTAGTACGGATAACTTTCAGTGATCCACCGTAGAGTAGGAACTGAGAAGCTGAAAACCAGAACTCATAATTTAGGTCGTTTGGTTTGCCAAAGACGGAAAGAAGTTGCTTCTCTGAAGTAATATCAACTACTTCTTCGACAGGCCCCTTCTCAAACGCACCAGCAATAACGCCTACATTATCAACAACTGTATTGGCAACTGTAGTAAGGTCTCTTTCGATGACCACTACTCCAGGTGATAGCTGAGTAGATGCCATGTGTTATTCTCCTTAGAATATCATTTAGATTCTATCAATATTTATAAATTACAAAGTTTCAAATGGGGAAACTCTGCGTGAACATATTACCAGTCAGGGTACTCCCACATTCCCACACCCTTCTTTAATTTTCTAGATTTCTTTATTCTAATCACAGTGCATTCTTTACACTCATATGAATATGCTGATGGGAATGGACCTCTATCTTTATGTGTTAGGTAGAAGTCATCAATAAGATTCTTTATCTTTCCACAAGACCTACACTTTCTTTCTGAAAATAATATGTGTTCTAGTTCTATCTGATCGTCAATATCCATTAACGAAATTCCCACATAAATGCCCTATCCCCATATTCGTCAACATGCCATCGATCACCTTCTGCATCTACAAAACTTTCAGTATCACCTAGTCCATCATCCATAAATCCAAATGGTGACATATCTGCTTCGATTGCTTCCCTTTGCTCTTCGTAAATTCTTTGACGAACATCATTATCATGCAACTCTTTAAAGAATGGTTGCATTGCTAACCAGGCAAATATAACCAATGACATTGCCAAGTCATCATTACAACCTTCTTCTGCTTGGAAACTATTCTGTTTTTGAATGAAAGTTGTAAGTTCACTAATCGTATCGTAATCTTTAACGAGAAGTTTATCTTCCTCAATTAGTGCCTTCAAGTTAGAACAACCAACCTTTTTAACTGCCTGGGTCATTCTGACACCCAACGATGCTTTCTTGCCAGAGAATCCAGTTCCAACAATTTGTCCAGCACGACCTCTCATGGAACACATAAGTAGGTTGTCATATTCAAGATCATATTGTAAAATATCTGCAACTTGTGCACCAATATCATTGACTTCAATCAAAATGTGACACTTATTGTATGCTTTTGCAACTTGATGTATAATATTAGGTAAGATAATTGGTTTAATATCATTATCTTTAAATTTTGCAACTAGTCTATATGGTATCGTCGTAGTATCAATTACAGTAAATGCTGAGTAATCTTGATTGGTTCCTCTAGATACGTCAACTGTCATCACATACTGATGATCGGAAATCGGATCCTCATAAATGTCTAATTTACCATTTTGTTTAATGGGATCTTCATATACAAGAGATCTTAGTTTTGCTGGATTAATCAGAGTATCAACCGATCCTAGGAACTCACATTCAAATTCCTGAGTGAACTGTCTTAGTGATGTGTTTCTAATAGTTTCTTCTTTCCAGCTGGCATCTCTACCAGGAACAGAAGACCAATGAACTTCCAGTGGAACATAACTGTTCTTTTGACGTTCAGCATCATGCCAGAGTTTATAGAACATGTTCATCCCGTTTGGAGTGGAGATGATAATAACTTTAGTTGACTTACCAGACGAAATAGTAGGATACACAGAGGAGAAGAACTGCTCTGCAATGTTGTTTGGAATGAACGCAAATTCGTCCAGGAAGATGATGTTAAATGAGTTTCCTCGGACTGCAGATGAAGATGTAGATGCAGCAATAATCTTGGATCCATTCTCTAGTTCTAGAGATCCCTTGTTCCAAGATACAATACCATGCTGCATCCACTTAGGAAGATTTTCATATGATAGTTGCAAACGAGACAGAAGTTCCCTTGACGTTTCTGCCTTGTTTGCTAGAATAGCAATCTTAACATTATCATTGAATATTGCATAGTGCATTAGGTAAGAAACAACAGTAGTTGATTTACCTGTCTGACGTGGTAACTTTGCAATATTGAATCTATTCTCGTGGAAATTTGTAATCAACTTCTCTTGGAAGTCCCACATTCTAAATGGAACTAGACCTTCATCGAGTGAAACGATCTTTACGTAATTCTTAGCAAAGTATACAGGATCTTCAGAGCATTTTATAAATTCTGCAATTTGCTCTGGTGTAAATTCAACTGTTACGTTTGCTTTCTTTAGATTGGGATTACCAAGATAAATGTCGTGAGATTCCATTAATTATATATTTTCATTCACTTTATTTAGATCATTTTCTAATGCATCTATTCCTTTAAGTCTATCATCCCACGTAACACCACTTGTTGATCCCTTACATGGATTAATGCATGTATTATCTCCTAATTTATTACAAACTAAACCTGCTAGATCATGGGGATCTCCTTCTTTACCAGTTGCCCAGTAATGCTGCCCATTAATCCACTGTGCCCCACATTTGGGACATTGTTTGGTATCCATAAGTCTTACCTTGAGACGGTAATCTTATTATATAGGTGTACTTGATATTTGTCAGATACCTATGTTACAATTTTGCGTTTGGAATCCAACACAGAGAAATCTTTCTTTTTAGTTCCCCCATCATATTCCCATGCATATCCCTCAGCAATCATCTGATTATTGAGTGAAGTTTCTTCCCCATTGATAAATAAGTGTCCAATGATACGACCATACTTCTCTGTGGAGTCTGGAAGTTCAGTCTTGATGATAATGTCTTTGGCAAACTCTAGTCTGTGCTTGAGCCAGTCTTTTGATTCAAGACCGTATCTTTTTTCGTTTGTGTCTGCTGTGCGACTTTCAGGAGTATCCACACCAGACAACCTAATACGTTTAGTGAGGCTGATGTCAAAACCCAAGTCAATATCAGCATCAATAGTGTCTCCATCTACTACCTTCAAAACTGATTTGATGCGGTAAATGTAAGGATCTTTATCTGCCATTATCTTCCCTCCTGTTTATGAATCCACGTTTTTAAATCATGCAAATATCGTCTTAGAATCCATGCCTGCTTTTCATGCCAATAATCACCCGTTTCCATATATAAACGAGTATGATTATCTATGGCTTTAAGTATTTGATGGATTGGTGCGTTCCAACACTCCCTCTTTGGAGTGTTCCATTCTCTTGGCATAAATCACTTTTTCTTACCACCGTTTTTTGCTTTCTTAGCA